AGTAACCATAAAAATGATTAAGACATAATAAGTACACATAATCCACATACCAATCTTATTGTGACGTGAACCTTTTACATATGGGTGACAACCTGATGGGGTTTCATCCCATCCTGGTTGCATATACTCATCAGTGTGGATTTTCCTAGACATCAGTTACCCTCCGCATACATTTTATCTTCAGCAGAGTCTAAAGTAAACTCTGCATCCACTTTATCATACAATTCAAGGAATGCCTGTTTTGTTTCATCATCAAACCTGTTTATACAAGTCTGAATTGCCTTTGCTTTATTACCAAAGATAGAGAAAGCACGAACAATGTGAACCAAACGACGAGTACTGATGATCTCTTCGATACCACCATCATAGAATGTTTTACGGATAATGTCTGCCCAGTCTACTAATCTGTTACAGAAATCAGTATCAGTAACACCCAACTTGGCAGCAATACCACCTAAGATTTTAGATTCTGTTGAAGGTGTTGGATAATCCTGCTCAAAGGTTACTGGGAATCTTTCAAGGAAGGCTTCATTAAGCACGTTAGTTCCAATAAACCGTCCGTCGTCTGAACCTTTACCTTTAGTGTTTGCTGTTGCAATAACGTTGAATCCTTTTGCTGGTCTAACGAACTTTCCGATTTTTTTAAGGAAAATTCCTTTACCCTCAAGGATGGGTTGGAGGCATAAGATCTTGTTTGAGGCGAGGTCAATTTCGTCAAGGAGCAAGATAGCTCCTCTGTTGAGAGCTTGAATAACTGGTCCGTCATGCCAGACTGTGGCACCATCAACAAGACGGAAACCGCCAATAAGGTCATCCTCATCAGTTTCGATTGTAATATTAACACGGATTAACTCCCTCTTTAATTGAGCACATGCTTGTTCAACTCCAAAAGTTTTTCCGTTACCAGATAAACCTGTGACGAAAGAAGGATAAAACAACTTAGAAGAAATAATCTTTTTAAGGTCTGCAAAAGGACCAAACTTAACGAATGTGTCATCTTTCTCTGGTACAAGATTTTCTTCTACTTGTGGTTCCACAGCAGGAGCACTGAATGATTTTTCAATGTTCTCGACTACTTCTGTAGTTACTTCAAGATTCCACTTACCTTTAGATACTTTATACTTCTGTATCTTTTTAGTTACTGTAGCATAACCAATATCCTTCATAGCACAAAATGCTTTAACATCAGCAGCAGTGAATTCACTACCGTATACACTTCTTAGTCCATCAACTGCTTGTTCTTCAGTCATCTTAAGTTCAAAAGTCATAATGATAGGTGTCTTATATATGAACATATTATAACAATAAAAAAGACCCCCGAAGGAGTCTTGTGGTCACTTTTTTAATTGTCCTATTACTTATTACCTGCCTTCAGATTTGGTTTACCCCATCCTTCTGCTTTAGGTTGTTCCTTTATAAGTGGAGGAGCAGGAGGTTTCTTTACCTCTGGAGGTGCTACAGGAGCAGGTGCTGGTGTTGTTGCAGGTGTCTTTCCACCTAGTAAATCGCCAAATTTAGACATTGCTTTACAGTTAACTTATGTGTTTATTTATCAAGCAACAAGTTCAATAAATTCACCAAGTATCTTCTTATTCATCTTCTTACCCTTCAGACTCTTAGTAAAAGCACGTTTAATCTGTGCCTTAGTAGCATTTAAATCAACTTCAAATTCTGCATCATTGTCTATAGCAGATGATGAAAGACCAAAGTAAGAATGATAACCAGCACAATCAATAGTGAATGACTTCTCTTTCTTCCATACCCTCATCATCTTTTCATACTTTTCACTTCCATATCCAAGATGTTGGCGAATAAACTGTCCTGCTTCTCTTGATGGAAGAATACGGAATCCTATAAAATTAGTATTAGGGAAACTCTGTTTCAAATCCTCAATAAGAATCGTTGTTACATCAGAATAACGATCCATATGACTACAAGGATATACATGTCCAGTCCTACGATTCCTTATGAAGCAATGTCTTTCAACACTTTGACTTCCCATATAAGCAGCATAAGAATCATCACCATAATAAGATGAACGTTTAAACTCCTGACTATATCTTAAAGGTGACCCTTCACCATCCGTTAGAACTACACACTGAACTTTCTGAATCTTATTCTGCTTCTGGAATTGAGGAATAATCTGATGAAGGCAAATAAGACTTTCATTTAAAGGTGTTCCTGATAGATTCAATCCTATAGGAATATTATACCTAGCAAAATCACGATTGAATAGACAAGCAATACGAAAGATATTTTTCATTTGATCTTCCAATACCTTACCTTTAACCTTACTTGTGAATAGATTCATTAAAGAAAATGTTTCATCGATTAAAGCAAACCCTTCTTTCTTCTCATAAAATGGTTTTCTCTCAGGGTCAGGATACTCATTAGTGAATGCATAAACCTCAAAAGGTATATTAACTTTCTTACAGAACCACAATAGATTGTATAGTTGCTTAAGAGTATCAAGCATCACATGAGACATTGACCCACTCCAATCTAGTATGAATACTAATCCATGATTCTTACCATCAGGAATAACAGTGACCTTCTTGAACAAATCTTCATTGTACTTATAGGTATGAAGTCTTGCAGTATCTAATATTCCAGTTTTAGCAGTAGTAGCACGAGCATAAGCATCAGCAGATTTCTTACACTCAAACTCCTTTACAAGATAATTAACTTCTTTCTGTGCATTTCTCTTAAACTCCCTAAACCTATCATCAGCATCATCAAATCTATCCTCCTGCTTTACATTAAAATGTTGAGCAAGTTTAAAATGTTCTTCCCAATCTTCCTCTTCATTTATCCAATACTCTTCAATCTCAGAATGTAATTTCTTATTGTTAATAATAACATTCTTTAGATCTACCTTTGGAAGTTCCACATAAGCATTCTCTCTACCATTTTGAGAAACATCTGTTAGTCCTTTAAGAGCATCTTCTAAAGAACTAGCAGTCTCTACTTCTATCTCATCACTACCAGTTGTACCACCTACACTATCAGTAGCATCAGAAATCCTATAATCAGTATCAGCATCACCTTCCACGTCAGAACTATCAGTGTCGCTAGTATCGGTATTGCTATTAGAACTATCGACACTAGAGTCATCCACCCCAGAATCTTCACCAGTCTCTGGAGAAGTGGATTTCTCCTGTTCCTGCTGGCAGTAGTTATGTAACGCTTCTGCTGCGGATAGGGTTTCATCAAACGTTTCTGCATTTTTAATTAAATTGACAATCGATGTTTCAATAGGCGAAAAAGATATATCAACCCACGCACCAACCTTGAAATAAAGATTAACCCTATCAGCAAGATTAAAAGTACTAAGATCTTTACCATCTATTTCAAAGAAGTCGTTATCTAAAAGTTCATTATACCCGTTATAGAAGGTTTTGGCAATACCCGCATATTTTCTCTTCATCAATTTCTCAACTCTAGCATCCTCTACAATATTAACAATCGAAGGTGATATCTTAATTTCTTCCCACCAATCTCTATCAGGTGTGAATAATGCGTGTCCTACTTCATGTGCTACCAATGCATCATATACATTGTTACTTGCTCTGTCCCAGTTAGGTAATGTCAGTACACGAGTGTGAACATTAAACTGTGCTGTTTCTACTTTCTTGTTCTCTACAATTAAATCTTCAGTAGCAAGAAGTTTAGCAAGTTGTGATTTGATTTCGTGTCTTACGTTCATTGGTGACTTTGCTTATGAACACATTATACGACGAAACCCGCCTTGAAGACGGGTTCTGTAGACGCTTTATCAACTGTCTACGCCTTTCCTTAGCAGCACGTAGTGCTTGTGGTCTAAGGGTTCGTTTCCTCTCCTTCTTGGAGTGGTGCTGCCAGTTTGGAGTGTTCATGACTCTTCTGTCTATGAGTGTTGTTAAGATTAAAGATATATTCGACTAGGGGACTTTCCGAGAAATTCATAAACTCATAGTTATCTTTATCTAGGCAATGTCCACCCCATCCAAATCTACCATCCCATCCTGGAACTTGGGTATGTGATGTGCCAATTCGTGGATCGGCACCCGACAGAGCACGGAACTCATCAAACGTGGACTTACATCCCTGCCTCTTATGAATCTCATACAATTCATTAAAGAGAGTAACCTTCATACCCAAGTAGAAATTCTCTGAATACTTAACCAATGCTGCTGTCCTAATATCAGTAACATGGGTATTCTCTTTAGTAAGATACAGTAATCTTTCAGCGAAAATAGAGGTGATAAAGTGACAAGCATCCGTCTCTCCACCAACAATACAGAATGTCTGTTTCAAAAACTTCTCAATATTGTTATTTGAGCTCAAATATTCTGGACTATGAAGAACTCTTATATTAGTAAAGGTATCCTCTGCATTCCCATAATACTCTGGGGTCGAAGTTGACTTACAACACACTGGAGTATTATTACCAATATATTCGTTTATCTCACCCAAAACCTTATTGAGTAATGTTGTGTTATCACCTTTGGGAGTATCTACACAAACAAATACAGCATCAAACTTCTGGTCAAAGAAGTCAGATATCTTATTATCATTAAACTTGGGATCAATAATTACCTTTTCTTGTTCAGTGAATATGGATGCTACAGCAGAACCAACATACCCATGACCAACAATCATTACTTTCATGATACTAACCTACTAAATCCTTTCACTTTATCAAATTTCATCACACGTTCAAACTTGTCAAACATATCTGCCTTATGTGATATTACAAATATGTTAGCATCTTTTATGATAAAACGGATGATTTTAAGAAACTCATCTGTACCCATACTATCTAAAGAACTATCAAATACCTCATCCATAATTAGAAGATTGGTATTAACAGAGTTTTTGACCCTAGCAACTTCCCTCCAAGTAAAGAGTAATGCTAAATCAATCCTCATCTTCTCACCTTCACTAAAAGAAGAATATGAGAAGTCTTCGTGAATCGGTGATTCTATACTCTCACTAAACTCTTCATTGAGTTTAAAATTGATATAGAACTCCATCAGCTGAAGGTATCTATTTACCTGCTGATTAATAAATGGAAGATACTTCTTGATAATTTTCGTCTTTACTCCATCATCCTTAAGTAAGGAGTATGCGAAATCGTGATAAATTATGTCTTCTTTCTTTGTTGCTAATTCTTCTTCTGTTTTTTTGAGATTGGTTTTAAACTCTGCTAACTTCTCATGTTCAGTATTTCTGTTTTTAAGTTGTTTGGTAATAGTTTGAACTTCGTTTTCAAGATCTCGGATCTGTTTCTGGTTGATACTGATCCTAGTATTATTTTGAGAAATGTCATTATTGAGTTTAGTAATCTCCTTTGATAGTTGGTTGAATTGGCGTTCTCTATTCTGCTCTACTTTAATAGTCTCTTCCAGATCATTAAAACCCTTCTTGAGATCCCTTGCTCTAGTTTGAACGCCATCGATTCTATTTAATCGAAACTCTTCTTCTATATTTTGGTCGCACGTGGGGCAAACTGTATTTTGTGTGAAGAACTTATGTTCCTTAGTAATAGACGCTACCTTTTGTGATATCTTACCCTTAAGATTATTAAGTTTCACTAACTTCTTACAAGCATCAGTAACCTCTTCTTGCTGCTTAACCGCATCATCAACATTACCTTTTATCAATTCATTATGTTCTATATGAGTATCATTTTCTATACCCAATAACTTAATCTTATCCTTGTTAGAATCTATTTGATCATATCCTTGCCTCTCAATCTCTACAATAAACTTCTTCTGCATCTGAAGTTTATCTGTTATGTTCTCCTTCTTCAAATCTAAAGATTTAATTTGCTGTCTCTGATCTTTAAGTTGTTCTCTGATAATACTATTCATCGCAGAGAAGATTCTAATATCCAAAAGATCTTCAATAACATCTCTACGAATAGCACCAGTTAATTGCATAAAAGGTACAAAGGTGCTGCTACCCAAGATTACAATTTGAGTAAATGATTTATAATTTAATTTTAATATAGTCTCTTCCAGAATACGTTGCATAGAACGATCATCTGCTTCCTTATTCAAAGCAACTCCATTAACCTCAATGTCAAATACATTAGGTTTAATACCCCTACGAATTATATAATCCCTACTATTAATAGCAAATTCAATCTCAACCATACATTCCCTTTCGTTGGTTGCATTGATTAATTGTGCTTTATTAATCTTACGGAATGGTTTATTAAATAGCGCAAAAGTAAGAGCATCTAAAATGGTGGATTTACCAGCACCATTAGTACCTATTATTAAATTTGTATTATGTTCACGAAAATCAACTTCTGTAAACTGATTACCAGTTGACAAAAGATTTTTCCATCTAATCTTCTGGAAGGTTATCATTCGATGATCTAGGAGGAATCACAATGTCGTCTGGGGTAATCACAGCATACTTATAATTATACATCTTACACGTCCTTATGGCAAGCCTTCCATCCACATCTATCACTATCATATTAGATCCTTCATTCTCATTCAACTGCATAGCATATCTTTCAGCATCATCTTCTTCCTCAAACAAAAACAAGACCTTATCCCCTCTGTCATCTTCGACAGCAAAGGCACCATCATCCTTTCGGTCTTTAAGAGTGAGGAGGAACATTACTCTACTTCACATGCTTGTGAATAAATTTTCTGTAAGATTCCTTTGATAATTGACTTGTCGCATTCAATCTCAGATTCGTCGATATATCTATTTAGAATTGAGATAGTATTTTCGGTTTCCTCTACCTCAAAATTCTCATTCTCTTCAATATTAAAATTCTCTATTATCTTTAATTCTTGTACACCAACAGTATACAACTTATCAATAAATTTCTCAAATGACTTTTGATCATTCTTATGCTTAACTATAACTTTTACAATCTTACCAGCATATTCAGTTGCATTAAACAACTTATAATTATCATCTTCATACCAGATATTATAAAACAGTCTGTATGGGTTGTCTACGGGTGTATGTTCTAAAGTCTCTGTATCAAATATATGAAACCCTCTAGGGTCATTCACATCATTCCAGAACATCTCATATGGATTACCAAGATAGAATATCTTTCCATCGCTAGAACGGGTATGAAAGTGTCCTGAGTAAACCTTTTCAAATTTATCAAGGACTCGAACATCCATACCCGTCTCCATCATATGTCCACGAGTTGCCCTGAACCCATTAAGTTCAAGGTGTCCCATAGCAATCCTTGCTTTAGACTTCTTAATTAAATTTTTACTAGCATCAAAGTTCTCAGAATTAATCCAAGGAAGCATTACAATCTTTATCTTACCTACCTTAATCTCAGTTGGTTCTGAATAAACATTGATATTGGGATAGTTACGCAATAATAACTCTGGCGAATTTACGATATTAGTATTCTTATAATAGCAATCATGATTACCGATAATCGCATGTACCTTATATTTCTTTAGTGGTTCAAAGATGACTCTCTTGGACCACTCCAAGCTTTGTAAATCAATAGACTTTCGACTATCAAAGATATCACCCATATGGATGACTGTTGTAATACCTTCTTTCTCTAATGTAGGAAAGAATATATCCTTATAAAACTTTTCGAAATAATCATGTAAGTGCTTAGAACCCTTCCTTGCACCATAATGAGTATCAGTAATTATCGCAACTCTCATCTATTGGAAGACTTGTATTGAATATTATCTTTGATTGTATTATAATCAGAACTCGATCCTGCAAGAGCAGTATCATCAACCATCATAACCTCATCAAAACCAGTTCTTTCAATAATCTTTGTTTTAATTTCTAGTTGTTTCTTGTCCTTCTGAATCCGTCTCAGGAAGGCATAATGAATAATCTGAGTAAAGTATGCAAAAGGGTTTCTTGACTTCTCTGGGTCGAAGTTATGTATGTACTGTACGCAATTTTCAATACCATCGGATATCATATCTTCCCTAAACATATAGTTTACGAAATTTGGTTTGTATGATAGATGGGTAGCAATCTTTAAAAAACACTCCCCAAGGTAGTTTGTAATCCTTGGCTTTTGAAGGTCATTCTCTTTTGCATGAGCAACCTTCGCCCTATACACAATCAATGCTTCTAGGAGTTCTCTATTGTTTACATAATGTTCGGACTTTTTCTTAACCATAACATTGTTTTCTAATTATTTAATGTTGAATATATTATAGCATCATTGCAAAGGCTTGACAAGATGCTTGATTCTACGTAGAATACCTTTGTGAGGGTTGAAGGGGAATTATTAGCTTTCTTTTTTATCTTCTGTAGAACTAAAGATATCTTCAAGATACTTACGGGCATCATCTACAGTTGATATATATCCCATCTTAGGTGTTAGTTGTCCTTTAACATCATTTCTACATTCTCCTAATTGTGATATATCAAATCGTTCATCTTCAAGATAGTTATTATAGATAGAGATTATTCCATTTTCTTTTATTTCAGTAACAGTTATAACTTTATCCCATTGAATTACTACAGGGTCATCTCCAGGTATATTCATCCATGTTCTTACCTTTACAATAGAACCATCAGGAGTATTAACCATTTTCATAGTAACTGGTTTATCACATAAGATAAGAGGATTGTCAGCATTATCTTCAATAGAAACCAATGAAAACAATTCTTCTCCGCTAACTAACTTAATTGATGCGTAAAATTCATTTTCCATTAGTTCTTGAGTGGTACTGTTACGATATCGTAATTGAAGTTTTCTTCATTGTAGACTTTAATTCTTTCAATTAAATGGTTTAAAGTATAATTCTTTCTTGACTTATAGCTGATATCATCAGCAATATCATATAGAGTTGCTCTAGTCTTCTGACTACCCTTTCTTAGGACTCTTCCGATAGATTGGAGATTTCTAATTCTAGACTTAGACGGAGAAGCAAAAATAACGTTATGTAAGTTTTTAATATTAATACCTGTGGAGAATGTTCCATAAGATGCAATGATTATAGCATTACTCTCACGTTCAGTGATTTCACGCACTTTTTCTCTACTTTGTGTATCAACACCACCATGTACAAAAAATACCTGGCGATTCTCAATAGTGTTATTATTATTTATCAAATTGTAAAGAGGTTCACCATGTGCTTCTACCCTGGCAAATAATATTAAAGTATTACCTTTTAAATCTAATGCAAGATTTTTAATAAAATTATTCCTACGATTATGACCGATGATATACTGAACTTCATCTTCATATGTCTCAAATTTATTCGGTGAGTGTTTCAATAGAAGCACATTAATATCCAATGTAGCAAGATGACCCTTCTTCATTAACTCATCTGTCTTAATAATTTTATAAGAGGGACCAAATAATCCTTCCAATACCCACTTATGTGTTTGAGAACCATCTAAAGTTCCAGTAAATCCAAACCTATATTTTGCATCCGCAAGTTTTGTCATTATAGATATAAGTGACTTTGACTTAAACTGGTGCGCCTCATCCCCCACAACCACAGAGAATCTCTCAAAATATTTTCGGGGAAGTTTGTAGATTGATTGCCAGGTAGTAATAATCACTTGAGAGTCTGTCTCTCTTTCTCTACCAGCGTATATCTTGTGGCAAAATGAACCTACGTCCCAGCCATAGTCTGCAAAA